TGGTCGGTTCGCCATGCGCTTCAAAATCTCGATTCGCCTGCGAGCCTCTTGTGTGATCTGTTGCTCTTTGGAGGGGTTATCGTACTCAAGCGTCAAGATTCGCGCGGTCTCCCAAATCAACGCACCCTCGTAAGCACTCGGCAAGGTCACAACATCGTCTAGTTCGTACTCGGGAAGCATGATTGTGGCGGTTATGCGAATAGGGAAGGTTTGACTAGGACGGGGATAGATGCGAATCTCACCCGTTGAATCTGTGATGCGCTGATAAGAGTACCACGTTGGCATCGACTGCTGATTCTCGACCCCCTCATTTGAAATCAAATCAGAAAAAGCGAGTTGGATCATATCAAACCAAACATTCCCGCTTTTGTACTGCATGGACTTGACCACACTAGGCACGCGAGCGGTGACAAAATCGCCTGTTGCACCAAGGGTGTAATCGCTTTGAGTCGAGTTGATGTTGCCCGTGATTAAATAGTCATAGCTTGGGAACTCAGCTTCAACGGATAGATGCGCCACGACTTGATTAAGTGTTTGTAGGGCTATATCCATGTCTCGAGCTGGGATTGGTGCAATATCGGCAAAAGCCCCGCATTTTTGCAGGGCTTGGGTGCAAAGGTCTCTTGCGGTTGCCATTAGTCAAAAAGCCCGCTTGATGGTTGCTCGGGAGTTGGCTCGGTCGGTGCTTTGGGTGGGCGACCGCGCTTGCGGACTTCCTCGATTCCGCACTCTTGCCAATTGGAAACATAGCCCTCTGCGATCAACGCTTGCTCTTGCTCAAGGTTGTCAATGATCTTGTAAATCTTGACTCCCTCACTAATGTCTTGCGCCTTGAGATACATCATCTTGGGATATTCAGCCATCATAACCTCCATAAAAAAGAAAAGCCCCACCCCGTAGGGCAGGGCATGATTCCAATTTAGTTAATAGGAACCCAAATTTTGCACGACCACTCGCGGGTGTAGCCCGTGATTCCGTACAATACATCCATACGAGTGCGGGTGTCATCGTTTGCAATGTCGTGTTGGCGGTTGATGCGATAATCGAATCCATCAATTTGACCGAAACGAGCGGGTGCGCCTCCGTCTGTGGTATCGGGCAAACGACCCGAACCTGCAATGTACGCATCGGGGTGGAACATCAAGGACTGACGATAGATCTTTCCTGCGGTTCCGAGGATGGTCACAACTGCGGTGTTTGCGGGGAGTGCAGTCACGTTTTTGTACGCGCCTGTTGAGTAGATCGGGTCAACTGTCAAGGTTCCCGCGCCTGACCCGTCCAAAGAGACGGTTGTGGTCACACGGAATTGAGCCAAAAGACCTGTGTCGAATCCTGTTGCGGGTTTGACGCGATTGCACCCTGCAATGGTCAAGATTGTTCCCGCCTCGACTTGCAAGTTCGCGCCAAAGCCCGAAACGCTCAAAGTTGTGGAGCCTTGCACGGTGACCGCTGATGCCATCGCGCCAACAATGTCGGCAACAACAGAACCGCCCGCAGTGAAGCCAATCGAGATGTTGGGGTTGCGGTTGAACTCAAACCACTCTGCGCCAACTGCGCGACCTTCATAGCCACGCAAGTATTGCTGAGCAATGGACTGAGTCGGATTGAAGAGGGTCGAAGTGTTGTCTACGAACGAGCCCATGTCGAGCGGGTCAACGTAGAAACGCATATCCATCATGTCACAATCAGAGACCGCAATGAGCGAACGGGCGCGTTGAATGTCAGCTTTGGACAAGGAAGTTCCGCTTGTGCCTGTCGCCAAAACCACGTTTGGAGTTTGGTTGATTGCACGACCGAAAAGATCTGCATCCATGTCAACACCGAGCTTTTTGCCATACTCAGTCGCAGTCCCCTCAGCATTAGACCAGTTTTGCAGGATCTCAACGGAGGAAAGGGAAATCATGTTGTGGCGTTGGATTGAAGTCACCAAAGTTTCTTCAAGCTGAACAACATCGGTTGCGGTTGCCACTTTGCCCACTGTGGTGGTGGTGCGCTGAGGCTTCATGATCCGCATCGATTGACCCTCTTTAATCCCGCCTTGGGCTTCGGAATTGGAGTCAAAAGTGTGCTTGATGGAACGGGCAAAGCTCAAACCATCGTAAAAACCTGCGCCCACGGGTGCTTTGAGTCGGTCAAGAACCTTAAAGGAGTTAGGCATTATTTAATCCCTCTTTTTTGTCGCCAATATGCCATCGGGTCACTATCGGCAGTTGTGGTATTTGCACCGCTCGAACCACGCTTAATCGGTGGCGGTGCTTGGGTTGTTTTCGGTGCTTGGCTAAGACCATGCTCAAGCCTTGCAAAAAGTGATTCGCGCTCACTAGGTAGAGCACGGGCAAGAACGAGCGCATCTTGTGGATGCTTGGCAAGGTGCAGAGTGATTTTAGCTCCAAGCTCACTCTCAACAAGTCTTTGGGCTAGGTCAGCATCCCACGCAAGTCCGCTTTGTTGGACTGCTTGAGTGATAACCTGAGCCGATTGTGCAATCTGTTCGGGAGTGATCCCGAGCACTTTTGCACGTGCGTAAAAAGGCTTCACAAGCTCTTCTTGTGCTTGTTGAATCTCTGCTTGGACTGCTTGCGTTGTTTGTTGCAATTTGGAGCGATGCTCCACAACCGCATCAATGTACGCTTCATCCGTAGCAAAGCTATCGCGCTGAGGCTCGGTCGCTTGCGCTTGGAACTGGAGTTGCTTGAGTTGGGCTTCAAGAGATTTTGCTTTAGCGGTCTGCTTGGCAATCGTCTTTTGATACCCGTGTTCTAGCTTTTCCTTTTCCTTGGCTAGCTTCTCACGATCCTCAGCCAAAGCCTTCAAACGCTCTTTGGCTTGCTCAAGTGTAAGCTCTTCCTCTTCTGCTTCGTTGGATTCTCCGCCAACTTCGGCTTGCTCGTCTTGGGTTTCAAGATCATCATTAGTGCCATTATCCTCTGCACTCAAGAGGCTTCCGTTTTGGTCGAGTTCGGTCTCATTAGCGTTTGGATCAAGCACGCTCTGCTCCTTTGTGGTTCGAGATGATTGCAATTTTAGTCGGCAATATCGACCCCCTTAAAGATTTCACTTCCACCTTTTACAAGAGTGGGAAGATTCACATCCTCGGGATTTTCCTCTAAATTAACATTTTTTACCGATTGATTCACTGATTCTGATCGGTTTTGCCGATCATCTTCATTTTCATCCTCGTCCTCATCCTCTTTTTCTTTTTGGCTCATGGCTTTTAAGGCTTCGTTGACCGCGCTTGAAATAAGGTCTTTTTGTTGCAAGACCTGGTCGTTTTGAATCTTCATGGACTCGATCAAAACCTTGACTTGGTTATTCATTTCCGCGATCTGCAACTTGGTTTCGTTATCATCCTTGGAGCTTTGCAGTTCATTTTGCATTTGACGAATGATCTCGACAAATTGTTGCAGTTGTCCTTCTAATTGCGCAATCTCTTCTTCATAGCTCGCCTGCACCTTTTGCAATTCCTCAACGGGGACTTCTGTGCTTGTGACCTCATCAGCAAAAGCGGGGTCGATTTTGGCGAGTGATTTCAAGGCATCGTCTGCGCCGATTGCACCACTATTTTTAAGCAGAGCCTTGGCGAATGGTGGCACATAAGCGGGGTTAATTGTTCCCAAAGTGGTCATCATGAGATTAAGCGTCTCAAGCCCTTCTCTGCGTTTCGCTTCAAAGGATGGTCCACTAGCGACCTTGGTCTTAATGTATTTCCGTAGCTGGGGCTTTAAAATCTCAGCGAGATTAAGCGTGACTACGACCTTTTTGCCTTCTTGATTGGTCAACACAAATTCGCGGTCGGTGTCGTAAACCATCGGCATCAAGTCGATCATCGAATCGGCTGAATAGGAAATAGCTTGATGCAAATTCGCATGGTAGTGAGCAGTCGGAATTTCCCCTTGCTCATTACGCAAAAAGACCGCTTTGCCCGAATCATTGGCGCCAATCGCATTTCCCAACATTTCGGGAGTGATGCCGATACTCAAACCCATGTCTTGCATGGCTTGAAGCC